GACCATCAACCGCATTTGTTTGTGGAAGGTCGGTCAGGTGTCCCTGCTGGGTCTTCCCCTGCTTTGTACCGTCATGGTACCACTTATGTGATAGCGGGGGCGCAACCGAGTGCAGGTGTCAAGATGGGCGAGGTGTGGTCCTCGGTGGAAGTTTGGGTGCGCTTCCCCTCGTTGGACAACCCCTTGCCTGTCAATGCGCACTATTCATTGTCCATGCCCACCGCTGGTCCGTTTGGTACCCCTGCATCACAGCCTGTGCTGCGGACAGGGGCACTTTCCGGCATTTCGGTCACGGATACGACGATCACTTTCCCTGTGTCTCGGGGTAGTGACCGTTGGTATTTTGTGTCTGCGACGCATGGGAACAACGTGTTGACCAGCGCGAACTACAACATGGTCATTTCATCAATGGCTGCAAATATCAGCACCTTGATTGCCTTTTCGAACTTTTCCAGCAATGCGGAAACGAATGTGGCTGCGGTGGAACCAAACACCGCGGACACGCGGAGTCGTTCTGCATGGCAGTGGGTGTTCAAGGTTAATCGGCTGGCGGCCAACACAGCGGCGAACAACAGCGTCGTGTTTGTGATGACGGGGCCCAGTCCTGCCACGCCTGAGTTCGGGGATCTGTTCATCTGTGAGATGGCAGGGCCCGACCAGGCAGCTGGGCTCGCGTCGACGCTGCGCCCTGTGGAGATGAAGCGTTACGTTGAGGAGGATGTTCAGCGTGAGCAGGCCCTGTTGCGTGATGGGTTCAGTCCCACTGTTGACTGCCAGTTGGCGGTCACTTTGAAGAAGCTGAAGCAGGAGATGCGTGAGGAGTTCATGCGTTCCCGGTGCGAGCCTTTGCATTGTGAAGTTGCGGGGCCCGCGTGTGACAGTGATTCTTCCAGTGAGGCTGGGGACGTGGAGGTGAAGCAAGCTTTTTCGCGCACGGTGCGCGGACTGTTGAAGCTCTGGATGGGTGACCATCCTGAAGCTACTCCAGAGCAGTGCGCCGTGGCGGCACAGCGTTGTGGCGAAGCCGAAAAGTACCATGATTGTGGAATCATGGGGCGCGCTGACAACCTTGCGCTGCTGACGCAAGTGCTTGCGGACATCTGTCCCTCGAAGAAGTGAGCGCTTCTTCTTTCCAGCTAGGGTGGGGTACCGTTTGTCCCCAAATCCCCACCCAAGCTGGCTGTGCGGAACCGCAACCGCGCAGAGTCCCGGGGTAGGACTAACCGCAGCGACCGGCGGTATATAAA